GCATCACTAAACGAGTAGAGACCTACAACACTCTGGCTAATCCTGAAGTTGCATTCATCATGCAGCTGTTGCGTGAAACCAACATTGAGGTGCAGAGCGAAGGCTGGGTGTTCAACACTGAAGAGCATGTTGAGTTCAGCCCTACCAATAACAAGATTCCTATCCCTGCCAATGTCTTACGTCTGGATGTCCATGATGACTTCCATGTCCGTACGACAAACGTAGTTAAGCGTGGTGGATTCCTGTACGACCGTATGCGTCACAGTGATCAATTCACTGATGCTGTCAGCTGTGATGTTGTGTACCTGTGGGTCTTTGAAGATCTGCCTCAACCCTTCAAGCGTTACATCGTCCAGAAGGCGTCTGTAAGAGCCGCTACGCAGCTTGTTTCTAACCCCACGTTGGTTCAGCTGCTTCAGCAACAGGAAGCTTATACAAGGGCTATCTGCATGGAGTACGAGTGCAACCAAGGTGACCATAACTATATGGGTCTTGGTGATGACACCTCATATCAAACCTACCTTCCGTATCTAGGACTTCGTCGCTGATGAGTGCAATTACACAAAGAATCCCTGACTTCTTCGGTGGTATCAACGAAGCTCCGGATCAATACAAAGGTCAGGGTCAAGTACGAGATGCTGTCAACTGCATCCCAGACCTAACCAGGGGTCTGTATAAACGACCTGGTGCAAAGCGTATCGGCACTGCAGCACTTGCTGGTGCCACGACTTCTACACATTGGTTTCACTACTACCGTGATGAAACTGAAGGTAGCTACATCGGTCAAATCCAGACAGATGGCAGCGTCAATATGTGGAGTTGTGAGACTGGTAATGCAATCACTGTTACCTACGAGTCTGGTCAAGAGACTGACCTAAAGGCTTACCTAGCTCATGGAACACCTACAAGTGGTGATCTACAGTTCACTACTATTAACGACTCTACGTTTGTCTGCAACCGTAAGAAGACGGTTGAGATGCACCCGACGTCTGCACATAAGACGGCGGAGAATCCCCATACCTATGTTGCCTTTGTTGAAGTCAAACAGGTTGTTAATGGTCGTCAGTATGCACTGAACATTCATGACCCAGCTTCTAGTGCAACTACACAGATAAACAGTGCGACTTTTGTAAGTGCTAATCCTACGGGTCAAGGGTATTCAAGTTTTGGTGGTGACCGAGGACATTGCCCTCACATTGGCACGAAGGTATTTACTATTGATTCGTCTACCACAACAGTACGTGATGTAAATACCAACATTGTAACTGGTAGAACCAATTTAATCTTTAGACTTACCGTTACTGGTCAGCAAGGACCGGTTCCAGGTTCTAGTGACTCTTCTCCAGATTCAGGCGACTACACCTGTAGTTACAAATGTGAACTAGACCTCCTTCATGGTGGTGAAGGTTGGGAAGCTGGTGACAATTTTGGTCTGTATCTTGAAGATAAGTTCTATCCTATTGTGATTGATGATGCCGAGACATCAACAATCAAAGCATCGCTGGCTGCAGTACGTCCTATACCCACACCATTTGATCAGCAGACATCAGTAAGTGTCGACACTATTCTTGGTGGTATTCAAGCTGAGCTTCCTAGTGGTATTAGCTCAGAAGTCATTGGTAACGGTCTTTATCTTTATAGCAATACTCAGGACTTTACTGTTACTACTCCAAACACAGACCTTCTGACTGTTGTAACTGAGTCAACTAACGATGTAACCAACTTACCGTTTCAGGCTAAGAATGGCTACATCCTTAAGGTTGCTAACTCAGCTGCTAATGAAGATGATTACTATCTGAGGTTTGATGGTGATAACAATGCTGACGGACCTGGTAGTTGGTCTGAATGTGCAAAGCCTGGTATTGAAAAGAAGCTAAAAGAGACAACAATGCCGATCGTTATTCAACGTACGGCAAACGGTAATTTTAATGTAAAGCAATTTACCTATGATGACCGTGAGGTTGGTGATGAAAATACTAATCCTGAACCTAGCTTCGTAGATGCCAAGATTAACAAAGTCTTGTTCTTTAGGAATCGACTTGCATTTCTTAGTGAAGACAACGTCGTCCTTTCACGTCCTGGTGACCTTGGTAACTTCTTTGTCAAAACAGCGTTGACTGTTGCAGCTGATGATCCTATTGACATCTCCTGTAGCTCCACTTATCCATCAGAATTGTTTGATGGCCTTGAGCAGAACACTGGTTTAATTGTCTTTGCTAAGAACCAACAGTTCTTGCTAGCTACCGACAGTGACATCCTTCAACCTGAATCAGCCAAGTTAGGCAGTATCTCTACGTACAATTACAACGCCAAAATGCCGCCTATCTCAATGGGTACGATTGCTGGCTTTGTGGACAATGCTGGTGCGTTCTCTCGTTTCTTTGCAATGGCTAACGTTGCACGTGAAGGTGAACCGCAGGTTGTAGAACTCAGTAAGGTTGTCTCGCGTAAGTTGAGTAATGATCTTGACATGATGGCTAACTCTAGGGAGAACAACTTTGTCTTCCTTGGTAAGCGTGATAGCAAAGAAGTATTTGGATACAAGTATTTTGGTACTGTTGAACGTCAGCTCCAGTCTGCCTGGTTTAGGTGGGAGCACACACGTCCAATCAAATACCACTGCGTTACAGATGATACTTACTTCTTCATTGATGATCAGCACTTCCTTCAAAAGATTGATCTGATTCGTGATGATGCACTCACCTTTGCTGAAAATGATTCAACATACCTTGTCCACTTAGACAACTACTCGCCTGTTACCGGTGGTGCATATGATTCCGCTACCAATACAACTACATTCACTATTGGTTGGCTGTCCAGTATCACAGATAAAAAACCTAATCTGACTGCTGTCAAAGGAGGAGCAGATGGAACTATTATCAAAGGAATTGATGTACCTAACACTGGTACTACTGTCACTGTTCCTGGAAAGTGGAACGGTGTCGAACTCAACTTTGGTTATGACTACACGATGCAAGTTGACTTACCTAAGTTCTTTGTTCAGACGAAGGCTGGGAATGTCACTGTCAACGAACAGCGTGGCTCACTAACAATCCATCGCGTCAACCTTATCTTCAGTCGTGTTGGTGTATACGAGACTACTCTGACTCGTGTGGGTAAGCCTAAGTTCTCACAAGAGTTTTCATCAACCTCTTTTGATAGCTATCAAGTTGGTGCTGTAAGTATCGAAGATACGTACGCTGCGTATGTACCTGTTTATGAAAAGAATGATAACTTTACCTTATCAATTAAATCTACTTCTCCACTCCCAGCAACTCTTACTTCACTGACTTGGGAGGGTGATTACAACCCAAGTTACTACAAGCGTGTCTAAGTACATCTATCCACTCACTAAAGAAATTGCTGTTGAAATAGCGTCTAATTTACGCCCAGAAGACCTTAGAGAAGTCAGGGAGGGTCACGGTCATAACCCGTACTACTCCCTGCTTCTAGGGGCTCACAGCGGCTACTCAGGAGCTTGGCTGACGCCCGACAACAAATGGGGAGCAGCCTTCGGTATTGGTCCCGAGAACGGGATCTGGATGTTATGCACTCCTGAGATATATAAGTATCCGAAGTCCTTTGCACGTAAGTGTAAAAGATTCATCGACAGTAGACCAGAAAAGATGCTGTGGAACATTTGCGATAGCCGCAATAAAGTCCATCTAAAGCTTCTTAAATTCCTCGGTTTTAAGTTTTTACGTGAAGTGAAATACGGACCGAACAACGTAACCTTTATTGAATTTTGCCGTGTGCGAACCAGTAACAGCACTGACAGCAATTAGTGGTGGTATTAAGACTATAGGCGGTTTGCAATCAGCAGCTGCTCAGAAGAATGCCTCTGCCCGTCAGTGGGAACAACAAATGGAGTTGCGTAAGCTCAACTTCATGCGAGATCAAACTCGCTATCGATTGAAAACTAATAGATACCTTCAGCAGGTAGACGAGAACTTTCTTGCTGCAAGCACAGCTTATGGGAAAGAGCAGGCTTGGTTAAATGACCAATTCAATGCAGCTACTGTTAAGTACGAAAAGGCCTTTGAAAAGATCCAAAAATCTACAAAGGGTCTTGAGGGTTCTGGCAAGACTGTAGCTCGGTTGCGTTCGGCACCTCTTGCAGAGCTTGGTCGTATGCAGGCAATGAATGTTGCCAATCTTACTCGTGCACGTGAAAAGGTCGAAGGCTTTGGCCGTGAAACTCGTCGCAAGCTTGTACGTGCTAATCAGCGTGCATATGACCAGGTGGGCTTTGTCCCGATGCCTGGTGTTGCACCGCCCAAACCTGATATGGATATGACCAGTGCATATATCGGCGCACTTGGAAGTCTTGCTGGTACCGCTGCTCAATCATATTCAGCTTACCAAGATAGTTTACCTTCTGAATCTTAATGACATTTACCTCGTTCAACAGGGGAGGATCCTTTCAACCTGAACAGGTATCTAGTCCCCTGCAATCTTTTGATGAAAACATGCGTCGGCAGCAAGCTGCTGAGCAACAGTATCTTCAAGGTATGCGTGCTAATGATGCAGCACGTTTGCGGGATCTTGACAAAGCATTTAGTGGTCTTTCACAACTCTCGACTGCAATTACTCAGTACGCTGAGCAGAAGCGAGATGAATACCAAAAGAAAGAGATGCAACGTGGTATGGCTCTTGCCTATACCAACGGTGTCTCACAAACTGACCGTGATGAGCTAGATGAACAAGAACGTCAGGGTCAGGCTCTAGATAAAGAAACCACTTCTCTTGCTAACAAAGTAGAGAGTGATGGTGACCCATATACCGCTGACAACATTCGCAAGATGTCTGCCTGGGCTCAGTATGGCTTTGCTGTACAGACCCTGCAGATGGGTGGTTCATCGTATGGCATTCACTTTGCTGACAAACGATCTACTACCAAAGTAAACATCAATGGTCAGGAATACACGTACGACACAGCTCGTACTCCTGAGCAACGTGCAGCAGTACAAGCACAGATCCGACAGGACTACTTAGACCGCTTCGCAGAGTTCAACCCTGTGATGGCAGCGAAGTACATGTTTCCCGCTATTCAGAAGTTTGAAGAAAAGGAAGCAGTCAAGTGGGCTGCTGCTTATTCCGCTCGTCTGAAGGATGAACGGCTGACTGCTGCAAAGGACAGCCTTTATTCAGGACTTGTCTCAGAGATGGGTGGTGATGCATATCTCAACCTAATTACTAACAAGGCATCTGACTTCGGTGGATCCGGTGCTGCACGTAAGGCAGCTGCTCAGATGCTTATTGAAATGATTGAAAATGAACAAATTAGTGAAACTCAAGTACGTGCCCTTATGCGTCATGAGTTTGACCATCGCGGTATGGGGCGGACCACTATTGGGAAAGCTTTCCAGCGGGACTTTGTAGAAGTAGAAAGCAAGCTTCGTGATGTAAGACAAGCACGTTCTACACGTGCACAGAAAGAGCTGACAAATCGTCGGTTTGAGTTCTCTGAAAACCTACGTGCATTGTTTGCTGAACGTGCAGAAAGTGGAGTTCCGCTTACAGATGATGAAAAGGCTGACATCAATCGCTCGTATCAAGAGCAAGGTTTAGGTCTAAACGTACCTGAACTTAAGAACTACGAGACAGCAGAAGACCGTGAGGAAGACGAAGCACGTGAGCTTCTAGAAGCTAAGAAGGCAGTCCGTGGTTACTACATTGAGTCTGACCTCAACGGTATGCCTACGTCAGTTCGTGCTGCGTATATTGATCAGGTCAAGAGAGATACTGAGATTACTGCCGCTAGCTCGGATGTTACAACCAAGGCTAACAACAGAATTGAAGGTCAAGTCAAAAAGGTCTTTGAGTACGAAGAAGGGACCTCTAAACCCAAAGGTGGTTACGAAAAATATGAACGTGTCCTAGACCGTGCACAACGTGACTTTCAGAAAGAGTTTAGAACAAACATGTTGTCTGGCAAATATGCTTCGCCTATTGATGCATATGAAGCTGCACTTACAGACATCAATTCTCGTGTGGCTGATGGCAGCTATCTAGATTATGAGCCTGTAACTAGCTCTGATCGTCAACAGCAACTTATAGATCTCCGTACATCACTCCTCAACCCCAATAGCCCTCCACCAGACCGACAGGGACCAATGTTGGTTGATGAGGTTGATCAAGCTGTTCGTTACTTCAGAACTCAAAACGGTACACTTAAAGAAGGGCAGCAGCCTGTTAGAACTCTTCCTGACATTTTCAATACCGCTGCTGCTGGTACTGGATTTACTGGTATCGACGTAGCTCTAAGTGAGCTTGCCAAGCGTGGCATCGTTGGTTTTAAGAAGCCTGCTGTTGAACAGAAGGTTGATGAACTAAGCCCTGCTCATCAAGCCCTACTGCGTAAAAACTCAACTCAAGGTCGTTTCAATCGAGTCATGGCTGACCTTGGAGCTGAAGCCCAGTGGGCTGCCGATCTTGTGATGTCTGGTGAATCTAAAGCATTTGGTGGCTTTAATGCTTTTAACAAAGGTGGAGCTAACAACGGCTACACAGCTTTTGGATCTGGTGATAGCAGCAAAGACCTCGATATGGAAATTGTAAAAATGACACTTGGTGAAATCAAGCGTCGTCATGCTTTGCCATTCCAACATCCTCAGCAAATATTTGCTACTGGTGGTTTTCAATTTATTCCCAAAACTTTTATTGAGGTGCAGAACAGATTAGGTCTTTCTGATGATGAAGTTTTTACTCCTCAACTACAGTTTGAATTTTTTCTTGAGCGTCTAAGACAAAGAGTCAGCTGGGGTGGTGGTACACAAGG